CCCGCCTGTGCCGCAAGAGTCTCCGCGTGCGTGCCTTCCTGCAACCCCGGCTGGTCCCAGTTCCCAGACACCCAACTGCCTATCGCGCGGCAGAGGTGCCCTGTCACAGCGCCATCGTCCGAGTACCACATTCGTAGAAACTCGCCACTCCCTCGCAAGATCAAGCACTTACTAGCGCGCGCCTTGAAGCCCAGATTTGCCGCGCGCTCACACCACTCAACCGCCTCGCTCCACGTCGATAGTACGAGGAGCACGTCGTCACCATGGTAGTTAGCGTGCAGCGGCCGAGGGTGTGCACCGGCTCCGGCAGAAGGTGCGTGATCCACCAACTGCGCGTAGCCCCAGTTAAGCCACGTGTTAAGGTAAGTGGTGTCACGGAAACCACTCAGGAGCCCGAACTTTGTTAAGACGTACTCCCCACCGGGCGGCCGGATGAACACACGCTCCAAGCTATTCACGAGCCACTCATTGACAGCGAGGTATCCATCACACAGCTTACTGTCACCTAGGCTCAGACGTAGCCAACGGCCGCGAGCGCGGTACACCGCCTGCATCGCCGCCCTCGTATGCTGCGCATTAAAGTCTTGGTAGTCATAGCTCAGGAACCAGTGGCCTTGGCGGGCGAGCTTAGCCCGCGCCAACTCAGCATGCCGCGCGGCAGCGCGGTTGAGCCCAATGTCGAAGGGCTCCCGCTGTAGCTGCCAGTCGCTGACCTCGCTAAGGTAGCTCGACATCGCATAGTGGTCAAAGTCAGTCCCGTAGATCGCGCGCACTTTCCCACCGAGCTCATTCTTCTTAGTGTGTCCTGTTGACCAACAACCCGGCCGCTTGCGAAGTACAGTCTCAGGATAGTTCGGGCCAAGGGTTTCCACCACCTGCTGTTTAGTCAAGGTAGCGTTGCCGCATCCTGTACCAACAGCGGTCCGGAAAGCGTCAACCCAGAGCGGGTCGAGATGCATGCCGGGCGCACCAGCGACCGCCCATGCTGCGCGGTCAGCCCACCAACGCTCAACCGTGCGGAACCGGTGCGACTCCGGCTGCCCCTGCAACACCATCTGCTTAAAGATGACCTCCTCGAGCACATCCTCGACGCGGCGCCCGTTCACGAAGGGACACAGCCCGTCGTACTCCGCCGTTCGCAGGGCCATCTCAGCCGCCCAGTCGACCTCGGCCACCGCCTTAGCGGTTAGTGCATGCATGTACGCGACCTTTGCAACGTCCGCCGTACACACCGCGAAGCCATACGGCGTAACACCTGACCCACGCACGGCATCGGAGAGCCCCTTGGCACCATCGATCCACGTGTGTGCCCCCATAAAGAGCTCGACCTCAGGCGCGAGGCCACAGAGGAGGCGGCTCGGCAGTGATGCCAAGTACAACAACCAACAGATCATGGCTTGGCGCGGCATGCCTTCCATTTTTAACAAGATGCGCGCAACGGTCTGTCGCCAGGGAATCGACTTGTGCGACACCGCGAGAAAAGCAGCACGGAGGTCGATCTTAACGCGAATGCCGTCGCCAACCGCCGCAACCGGGCACCCCTGTTCAAGACGAGCCAGACACGCAGGAACGGTGCGCTCGCCGCGCGCCCAAGCCCACACGCCCTTCTCGACCCCAATAGGCAGGGGCCGATAAAGTGTCCGGCCCAGCGTAGCAGGAGCTAGCTCGAGAGTGACGCGGGCGACGAATGCCGCCTCAACCACGCCGCGTGCGTGCGCCGCCATCCATGTGCGATAACCGCGTCGACCGAGCACGGGCCCGGCTCGATCAACAAACAAGCGCAGTCGAGCAGCCGGCTCGAGCGTGTAGCACAAGAGTGTG